TGCCAAACCACCACGACCAGTGTTAAACAAGCCTTGCTGCAATTGCGCTAGTTGGCGCTCACGGCTAGGGGCAAAAAGGTCTTGTTGCTGCGCCATAAACCGTGCTTCTGCTGCCTGTGGGCTTTCAGCCAAGTACCCCTGGCCTAATCTAAACAGACTTTTTGCACCACTTTGCAGCGGTGCATATTGCTTTTGAGCATTTGCTGCTTGTTCAAGTGCGCTACCCGCCAATCCCATGAATCGGTCTTGATAACCTCGGAGTGTTGGGTCTAGTGTGTAACTCGCGCCTGTGACACGCCCGTCTGGGCCTGTTTGAAACTGCGACTGACCAAATCGGGTCGTTATCCCAACAGGACGGAATCGCGCCTCTTCAGTTGCAAGTCGTGCGGCCTCAAGTTGTGAACCTGCTTGGGTTTCTGCTGCTTTTCGAGCAGATCGACCTGCCAAAGCGCCGCCCAACAAAGCAGCGCCGCCCATAATAAGTGCTGGAATCGCCATCTTATTTCTCCTCTTGCAAAATTATGCAAATTCGTTTGTTTTCTCGGTAGTAATCTTCTTTACTCATGTGAGAAAAGAAAACCTCGTGACCTTTTTCAATATTGCACACCAAAGGTCGGGACTCATAAATACTGCACAGATTGTCATCAGTTATGTGCTGGCAGTTAATTTTTCTACAACAGGCTCCGCACTTAGAACACTCAAACGGTGCTTCTGTGCCAGCAGGGATAACCGCTTGCTTGGCATACAGTCCATCGCTAAAGTGATGTGTGATCATGCTTTACCTCACTGCGGCAATGGCTTGCCAAGCTGTAAAGAGACTTTGGGCGTCAGTGGCGTGTCCGTCAGCCTTTTCTGCCAAATCTGAATATTCTTTTGTGCATTGCTCGAATACGATACTGAGGGCACTGGCGTATTCAACGAGGGAGGTGTCGGAAGCGTTGGCGATGGAGCCACGACTGGCAACGAGGTCGTCCCGCAGCCTGTCACGCTCATTACGAGCAGCGGAAGCGTCAGCCATATTGCGCTGCGTTTGAGCCATTGCTTTTTTAACTGCTGCATCTTTCTCTCCCTGCATCCTTGTCGTTTCGTCCAGTGCCTTCTGGGTTGCAATCTGAACAGCTTGCGTATGCTCCAGCACCATCTCGTCAATCTTCCCGTTCAACCTCCAACCGTTAGCCGTCCAGCCAGTGAGTAGCCCCACAGCCAGCGCACCAGCCAACAAGTAAGGCGTTGGAAAGATCATCGTGGGTAGAGCAGCACATCATCAGTAGTGCCCACGATAGGAGTGATACGCCCATGAACCAGATCAGTAATCATGTCGTTGTCGGCCAGCTTGCCAGTCAACGAGTTGTTGCTGTTGTTGATGGACATCTCGGCATTTTTGGTGATGCTGTAAAACTGGGTGATGCTCGGCACAATCAACGCGGCCCAAGGCAGCAAAGTCTCGGCAGCAGTCTTAGGTGCGGCAATCGCTTGCTGTGCTTGCTTGGCTCCAGCGTTCTTCAAAGCAAAATACATGATGCCCATACCCTTGGCTTGGAGGTCACCTTTTGCCGCCATATCAGCAATGGCTGTATCGGCAATCATCTCCTGCTGCGCCAAACGCTTCTCGCGCTCCGAGATGGCGTTGTAGTAAGCGTCTTGGCTTGTGGCGCAAGCCGTCAGGGTCAAGACTGCGGCAACGGTTGCAATGAGTTTCATGTGATCTCCTTAAAGTATTGAAATTACGGCTTGGGGTACTTGGCTTTGACCGCCAAACAGTCAGAAATGTACTTGTCAATTTGCGCTTGATCGCTCTTCACAATTCCATCAATGTAGTCCAGCAACGAGGGATATTCAGCCATTCGTTTCTCGGCGTAATTCAGTTCGGGCAGCGATGGTTCTGGATCTGGCTGCGGAAGATTTTCAAACACCCAAGACCCGTTCCACTTGGCGCGCTGGCCTTCAGGTATGGTCGGATGCGCTGCGTCAATAGATCCGGCAGGTAGCAAAAACACCCCAGGCTCAAGTGGCGACTCTTGGGCGGATGCCAAACCGACAAAGTAACCTGATGCGTTTAATTGACAAACTTGTTTCATGAGATACCTCAGAATTTAATACAGGCTAACAAGGCCACGTTGAAGGGGCGAGTATCTGTGCCGCCAAAATTGGCAATGGCTCCAGCATCGTTGTAAACAGCACCAGAACCACCAATGCTGTTGCTTGCGCCAGCGGCGACATAGGTTTCTGCCGGGCCATCAATTCGGTGCGAATGGCTGCTGACAGAACCCCGTACAGAAATACCGTGGTTGTGCGATTCAACCGCATCAGATTGAGCCGAACCAAAAGCGCGACCCGCATCAAGACCGCGACCATCATCCCATCCACGGATGAACTCACCGCGCAAGTCGGGCAGGTTAAAAGTTGTCGAACCGTCACCAACTCCAAACGTGGTTCCAGTTACTGCAAACAAAGCAGCATAAGTGGCGCGAGATACTGCTGCGCCATTAGCCGCCAAGAAACCAGTTGGGGCTGCGTTTGTCGCAAAGTGAAACACTGCTCCAGTAAGGACGGGAAGGCTGCTTGAGTCTGCCTTGGTGGCAATCGCAGTGGAAATGTTGTTGAACTCAGTATTGATCTCTGTGCCCTTAACAATCTTCAACGGGTCACCCGAGGACAATGCATCCTTGGTGGCGAAGTTGGTACTTTGAACATAATTGGACACATCAATCTCCTTGTTTCAGATAAGCAACCATCATCTCTAAATCTTGCAAAGATGATGCGCCTTTTATGCGGTTAGCCTTCCAAGAAATCACTTGGATGTTGTCGCGGGTATAGCCTTTTGTTGAGTCTATCCTGTCAATGCTAGGGCTGTTGTCTCTAAACCCCGCGCCGTTGAACTCAAGTTTTATTCCGAAAATTGGGCAGCAGCCGTCAACTGGATAAATGGCCTTTATGTCTTCCACGTTTATGTCGTGTTCACGGTCATTTAACTTGGCTCTTTGCTTTGATGCGTTTATTAACATCTGCAAACGGTAATCAAAATCTTTTCGGCGGTTACGCTGATACTTTCGATGGTACTCAAGATGGGCATCTGGATTTTTTTGCCTACGTTGGATTTGGCGTTTGTTATCGCAAGTCCGGCAGTTGTATTGCAAGCCATCTTTTGCTGCGTTGTTTAACGAAAATTCGGTGGGCAACTTTTCTTCCTTACAAGTGTTGCAAGTTTTTGTTGCCGAAACCAAGCGAAGCGCACTCATGATATTTTCCCGTCTTTCGATTGAATCTCAATGCGCTGGATCGACAAAGGCGCTCCGTTGATGTTGGACTCGTAGCCTGTTTGCACGATTTTACCGCTGCCAGCCGCTGGAACAGAAAGTGTTTGGAGTGCAACACCATTTGAATATTCCGCCACTGGCACACCATTTGCACCATACTCAGCGGTTCCATACTCAGACACACCCTGAAGGGGAATCTGGGCACTGACAGCTTGGTAGTTGGCAGCAAAGTCAAAGCCAAACTTTACAATCACAGACTGATTTGAGCCGCCAATCACCACCACCTTAATTCTCTTGAGTAAGCTGGTTACGTCCTGGTTGCCCAAATCTGCATGGTTGGTGTAGTACATCATCCGATACGGGCTGGTGTGATCTTGATACGTGCTGTACTTGCAGACAAACCCATTCTTGCCCAACAAAACATCCCCGTTGCGCTTTGACAGCAATGAGGTCGGTGTAATTGAGTCCCACCGAGTCACTCTGAAAGCGCCATCTTGTAGTTGACCACGGGTGTCAAAACAATACACCTCACTCACAGAGGGAAGCGTCAACAAATAAAAAGCCTTTGATTCTGAATAAACCGACTTAATATTCTTCTTTACCTCATCGCTAACAATCTGGATCAGGTCGTTTCGGATGTTCTTGGACAAGTCGCCGACAGGCAAAGACTTCTCAATGATCGTCCGAGCAAAGCTGCGAACACCAGAGTTGGACAAGAAAAGCACATCCTTGCCCGTCTGTTGGATGGAATCACGGGCAATACACCCAATGCCACCCACGCTATCAGACAACAAGAAAGTGATGGGTGAAGTTCCCGCTGGATTGTTTGCGCCTTGATACACAAGAATCTGTCGCGAACCAAAAATGATCAGAAAGTTGTTGTGTGCTGCCAAACCTGTAATATTGTCTGCACCGTTGGGCCAAACCGTATTGATGTTTAGCGAACCAGACGAACCACCCGTCCAGATGTGTCCAGACAGCAAGTCTGAAAAAGAAATTGTCACGTTGTCGGTTGCCGTATCTGCCACCCATAAACGACCATACGCAGAAATAACAATGTCTGCCAAGGGCACAGTACCTGCATAACCAGCTTTCTCACTTACGCGCCGATAGGTAGTCGTGCTGACCGCTGGATCAAAGATCAACGGGTCATGGCTTTCTTGAAAAAAGTAAGTGATGCCATTTAGTGATGCAACAGACCAGTTGCTTGCCGTGATGGTTGGGGCAGTGCCTCCACCACCATAGGTCAACTCAACCACTGCGTTGGAACCGTCCAACTTAAACAGCTTGTTTGCGCCAGCGAACAGAATTGTCAGAGTGCCGTCAGCTTGAACCAACTCGTGCATGACAGTGACATCATTTGCACCCAGATTACCCGAACTTGCGTTAACCCGGCTAAACCCTTCACGCGCCCCAATACGACCAAACTGATCAATGATGCAGTTTGTCGCCACCAGAGCAAAGCCGCTCGCCAGATCTAAAGGCGAGTCTTGAGTATTCAGGCCAAAGAAACCTGGCGCTGAAACGCTTGAGGTCTGGATGACTTGGCTCATATGGCTAAGAACTCCTGTTGTTCAGGGTAGCGTGTTCCCTCCAAAGCAATGCTGTCAGCCAGCATCCCACGATAGAGTTGATACGCCTCAGAAGAACTCAAGCCTTGATCCTCGCCACGCTCCACCAGAGCGCGCGCATAAGCGTTCTGCACCACTAGGGTGTCCGATACCAAAACAACCGTGCTATCAGCCGCTAAAGGGGCTTGTGGAACCGTTAAAGAGAAAGGGATTGAGTAAACGCCATCTGGACGAGGGAAAATCACAACTTTGGTGTCGCCGTTGTTGTCAACACCATCAAAAGCATAGTAATTGGGCTTGCCAGAGACAGGGGCAGACAAGTTCTGAAAACGGTTCATCTCCACAAAAGAAATGTTCTGCATTTGAATCAAGTCAGTTACGTTCAGCACATCTTGGACAGAGAACTTCTGCCCTGCGCCTGTCAGCGAGTAGATGTACGTGCCTGGTGCTGTGGTGACCGTAATGGTCTGGCCCAACACGTTCCAGTTGAAGGCATCCTCAATCTGACGTTTGGCGTCATTGACGAAACGACCAATCAATGTTGAATAAGCCGTTTGAGCATTGGTCGAGACTTGGGTTTCGCGCAAGCGAACCAAGACATCGTTAATCAATTCTAGAAAGGTCATTTTTTAT